TTATTTAAAACTTACTTATCTTATACAGTTAATTTGCCAGGATTATAAGTATCACCAGTTCCATAAAAGAACCAACGCAATGATAAATAATCAGCACGATCATTCATTCCATTTGAACCAATCATTTTAGTATTAGGACCATTTTTATATAAATTTTGTATAGCAGCAGTTCCTAAAGCATAATTATAATACCATAAATTAGAAATATAACCAGAAAATCCACCATTCATAGCTACATAAACATTACCATAATTTTGCTTAGGAACACCAATCAAATTAATACTTCTAGAAATTGTTCCATTAATATAAACATCTAAAGTGTTATTTTGACAACGAATAATAACATTTACCCATTTATTCATAGGTATATTAGGAATTAAAATTTCTTCATTAATTACATTAAATGTGTTCATGATAACTACAAGAGTATTTGTATTTGGAGCAATATACAAACCAGGGGCATTATTAGGTTGTATTAACCCATTTGGATCTAAATTACTGTTACCCTTGCTAAAAATATGTTTATAAATGCCTGCGTTTGTTTGTAAATCTTGTATAAAAACCCATACAGACCATGTAAACTCAACACCTTCGTTAGCATTAACAGAACGATAAATAGTAACAGATCCATTATTACTAGGGTCTTGCGGAAATATAATTAATTGATTTGCTTCAACCATACCATCAATAAGTTTGGGAGAGTCAGAAGGTTGTAATAAATAGCCAATAAGAGAAATACCAAGTCTTAAAAAAATAACAAATCCAAAGATAACCAATAATAAAAATGCGAATTTAATTACTAAACTATTTGAATTTAAAAAATCTCTTATTCCAGAATTTCCTTTAGCTGTTGAAAAAGAATTAAATGTTTTATCCATTATATATATTAAATAAATAAGAAAAAATCAGATAAATGATTTAAATTTGCTAATATATATAAATAATTATATAGAATATTTAATATACAATTATTTATTAAAATATAATCTATTATACAATTATCAATATGTTGTATGTTAATTTTTTAAATTGTAACACTGCTTTCAGTATTTCCATTTTTAACTAAAGATATTTCAACTTGATATTTTCCAAATAAACTTAATGAGTTTGAGTAACCCTTATTATAAATATTCCAAACTTCTTGAGGATTTATCGAATTAGGATAATATTGTAATTTAGATGTCCATCCATCAAATCCACCAGCAGGGGTAATATGAACATCAGCATTATTATTAATACTAGCAACGCCTGGTAATAAACAGGTTCTTACCAATTTACCATCAATATAAACATCCATGGTTCTACCATACACACTAACAACTAAATTTACCCATTTTTGAATTGGGACATTTGATACAGAGCATGTATGAATAACTGTGTTACCACCAGCAGTTGTAGGTTGCTGATTGGCACCTGGAAAACATCCTAAAGAAATTTGAATATTATTTTCAACAGCACCTAAAACAACCGCAGGACAAGGATCTAAACCACTAACTCCTTTAATAGATCCACCTCCAGAATTGCTTAAAGCTCCCATTCTACCAAAAATAACCTTAGGTTCTCCATAACGGTAATTCCAGTCATTAACATAAAACCATATAGAATAAGCAAAATTACTAGAAGGAATATTTGAACCATTTGTTGCTAAAGTAGAAGCACTAATTGTTGAAGCAGTTTGTCCATTCTGAATACTTGTAAGAGTATAAGGATCTATAAAAATATATCTTAATAGCATTAAAATAAGAACAATTACGACAATTGTAATAACAATACTAAGAGGACTCATTGTATAATATAGATTAAGAAATTTTCTACTTAATCAATTAATTAATTACAAATTATCCTGAAGTAACTTTAATTATAGATGAACTAGCTGTATTTATGTTATCTTTCAAAATTGTTTCTTTTGAAGTGCTATCAACAACGGGTGGATTATGATTTTTAACTACATTATAAATAAAATATAGGTTCATAGAATTTAAAGCATGTCTAAAATAAACGACATTACAAATTCCACCATTTAATCCATTTTCTTGTCCTATTGTTAAATTATCTAATGTATGATATGGAACTACACCAATAACAGATTTAACGAATTCACCATTTAAAAATATATCTAAAATTCCACCATTATAATTTAATATCATATTGTTCCATTTTTGTAGTAATACATTTTTATTTTTATAAAGTATTCTGTTTCCATACTCATCAAAATCAATTAATTTATTATCTGTTGTTTTCTCAAGATCTTTTTGATCCATTGTGATTATGAGTGATTGTGTTTTTGTACTATAAAATACATTAGGTTTGTTAGCATAATTCAATATAGAAAAATTTTTGTCTGATGGTGTCATGTTATTTGGTGATGTATCAATATAAAACCAAAATGATAATGCGTATTGATAATCATAATTTTCACTATCATTTAATTCTTGATATGTTCCTAATGTATTTGAAACATTTAATTCAACTGGTTGATTTACTAGTTGTTTACCCCCTTGTTTATTTATTACATTAAACAAATTAGGCGATTTAAAATAAGCAATAATAACACCTACAGTTGCCAAAAGCATTAATAAATTACCAGATGTTTCACGATTATCATTTTTAAATAAAAATCCACCAATACTATCAAAAATTCCACTAAAAATACAAGGAATGTATAATAATGTATTTAAGATTAACATAAAAAAAGCATTTTTGTTACTATTAGCTACTGGTAATTTAACAACAAATATTTTATATATAAATCCTAAAACTAAAATAACAAGCACTATATTTAATAAAAGAGTAGTCAAACTAGATGATTCTCCAGAATAATTTTGAATATTGAAAACAATCCATGCGATAATTAATCCAGATATAACAATACCAAATAGAACTAATAGTGATTTTTTAAATAAATTTAGTTTGCTAGAAGCAGCACCTGTATTTGTAGCTCCTGAAAATAAATTAGCACCCAGTAAAATAGAAAAAAGAATACATACTATTAATATTAAAATTATTACAGAAGATGACATATCTTTATTACTAAAAAATCCACCTGGATAAGTAGCTATAGATATTGTTATACCAATAAGAAATAACAAGAACGCAATACTACCATATGATGAAATACTTGTAAAATTACTTAGAAAATTACTAGTTTTTGCTCCAGGTTCTGGTTGTAAAATTTTGTCAGGAAGTGTTAAAACAATAATTAAATATAAGAAAGCAAATACAGCAATAATAATTGTTAATAATGAAGTATAACCAAAATATTTTGAAATATAACCACCTGGGTCTGTGGTGTAATAAATAATAAATAATGTAATTAAACAAAACATCATTATCATCATTTTTACTCTCTCATAATTTACATCAAATTTATCTATATAACTATATGACGCGGATATATAAAACATAATTGCTGCTATGATTATTGTAGCAGGTAGAATTATGTAAGCATAATTATTAATTATATTACTAGGAACTATTCTAAAAAATAATATTAGGAATACAGTATAAATAATAATATAAGTAACACTACTAATTTGTCCAAATAATGTTTTTACATCTTTAAAATTTGGTAATATTCCAATACATAAAGAAAGTATTATTAATCCAAAAAAAAGTATAATAAAAACATTTTTTATAATTTCTTCTTTTGATCCAGAACTAGGTACATTTACTTTATACATAATTAAAAAAATACTTATTACTAAAAATAATATTAGTAAAATTACTGGAACAAATATTTTTGGTGTTTTAATTTGAGGTAGAACATTTTGATTATTTGTTGTATTATTCATATATTACTATAATACTATAAAATATTTAATGATACTAGACTAAACAAAATAATTGCCGCAAAATTTTGCCTATTAGTCATTAAATTATATCATTGAATATTCAAAATGAACAAAATTAAATAGAAATATATTTCAATTCTATATTTTGCTATACTTTTTATAAAAGTATATTACATATTTTCACTTGCGGTCTTTTTACCATGACAATTACGACATAAAGCAATTAAGTTTTGAACATCATTACCGCCTCCATATTCTAAACGCACCTTATGATCAATTTCAAATGTATGATCTAATTGTGCTTGACAATGTCCGCATATCCAATCTTGATTTGCTGCTACATATTTCTTTTTTGTCTCACTAACGGAACGTTTTGTTGCACCTTTACCAGAAGATTGAATTCTTTTATCTCCACAAAATCCTGAACTCAAATTTATACCATTAAATGATTCCATAAATGAACATTCATTTCCATTATCTTCATTTCTAGATGTAAAATCAACTATTGGACTTAACATATCCATCGAATTTTTATCAATTGGCATAAATTTTACAAAATTATTGGCACATAATAATAAATTTCTACCTTGGTCTGGATTTCTTTTTAATAATATGTATATACCGACACCTAATATAACATAAAAAATCATCTTATAATATTTTTTAAATGACATTAACATTTTTGTATATTTTCCATCCGAGTAAGCATTATATACAAAAAAAGCTGTTAATCCTAATACAAATATTTCTAATCTCATATATATTAATAATATATTACTTAGATGAATAGTATATTATTAAAGATTTAAAATTATTGTGCTACAGCCTTTTTATTTCTTCTTAGGATCAACAGGAGTAGTCATACTTGGCATAGCTCCCATAGTTGGCATAGCTCCCATAGCTGGCATAGCTCCCATAGTTGGCATGGTCATGGCCTCTTGTCCATAAGCACCTTGAAGTTGTAAGTTGCGAATAATTTGTTTTTGTTCTTGAGTTGTATGATAAATTTTCAAAGAAGCCAAAAGTAAAATAATATAAGGTAACAAAACCAAAAACCATGAAACACTTGTAAATCCCTTCTTACATAACCATCCTAGAACAAAACTCCAGATAAAAGCAAAAATAAGTTTAATTAAAATAGCAATAAATGAAACACCACTAAATAACATAATAATAGAAGCTATAACAGCAATAGCAAAATAGATTTTCGCAGGAGTGCAAAGTTTACTAAATTCTTTGTTCATTATTTATATAATATAATTATATTTTTATTTATGATAACATTAAATATTTTTTTAAACGACGTGTTCTAAATTTTCTTTGTCTCTTAAAACTTAATTTTGAAACCGATCTTTTTTTTATAGTTTTATCACGTTTTTTTTTTCTTATACCGCTAGCTGTTCCATTAAATTCATTATCTATTAAATTTCCCAAATCCTCTAAATAACCAACTAAATCATCAATATCAATAGGCTCAGTTCTTTCTGAATACAAATATGTGATAAAAATACTTTGTAGTAAATTTAACATTTCCATTTGATTATCAGTTAATTTATCATAATTTTCAAATAATAATTCTAATAAAGGGTAATAAACGCAAATAAATCCATAAACATCTATAATTTTAATAAATACATTATCTAAATATTCTCTCAAATTTAATGATCCATCTTCTCTTAATTTTGTAAATTTTTCTAATATAGCAACTATATATCTTGTTATATAGTCCATTGTAAAATTTGTTTCTACAAATTGACCCTTAGAACTCTCACTAATACTTGTTAAATCCTTACTAAATAACATAAACATTATATCATTTATAAACTTATAATGCCCTGCCCCTCTCTCTTTTATCCATGAATAAATAAAATCAACAACAAATGGTTTTAAACTATCAGGATCTGTTTCACCTCCATCTTTAAGATATTTTGTATATTTTTCAATAAAAGAATCAGAAAAAATAATTATGGAAAATGGAACATTAAATTGTAATGGACGATTTCGCCATGATTTTGGAAATTCATTGTCTTTAAATGGTTCATATTCTGTTGATAATCCCCAATCTATTAATCTTGTAAATAATTTGTCTTCTTGTTTTACCAAAACATTGGAATCTTTTATATCACTATGAAATACAAATTTTTCATTCATTGGAATAATTCCATACAATAATAACTCGATCATTCTGTTATTAAAGTTGTCTAAATTACCAATTGAACTTTGACTAAAAATATAATCATCTACTGGAATTCCACCATTTGGCATATTCAATAACATTAGTTTATCCAAATTTGTATTCACATTTTGCTTGGTTATACCATCTTTTTCTAATGCTTTACATTTTCCTACAAAATTTGATAAATCTGTTGCTGTTAAAGAATCTGGTCTACATAATGTAGCATCATATAATAAATAATAATTTTTGTTATTATGAACATCCTTTAATTTTTCCTTTATTAAATTAATTTCTTCATATTCTTTTACCGCGTGTCTCTCTGTCATTAATTTTGATATTTTTTTAGATTCTCTTTTAGTTGAACCTTCGCATTTTAAAACAGGATCAAAAACACATCCAAACCCTCCAGAACCTATAATTTTTCCTCCTAATACTTGACTTTGTTTATTTCTGCTACTATTTTTTTTATTTTTT